GAGAAGCGATACACGATCAATGGTATCATTAAGGCTAGTTCCCCTATAGGTGATGTGCTTGGCAAAATGACCACGGCCTGCGCTGGGACGCTGTTCTGGGGTTCTGGATACTGGAAGCTCAAAGTCGGCGCATATACTGCGCCAGTTAAGACATTAACGCTTGACGATCTTCGCAGTGAAATCAATTTAAGCACTCGCACGACCATGCGAGACAGCTTTAACGGTGTGACGGGTACGTTCAACGATGCCTCTGATGGCTTTATCACCGCTGACTATCCTGCAATCAAAAGCAGCACGTTCAAAACAGAAGACGGCGGTGATGAGCTTCTGCTAGACTTGCCGCTGCCGTTCACCACCAGCGCGGCGACAGCGCAGCGTATTGCCAAGATGACGCTGTATCGCGGGCGTGAACAGATGACCATCAGCGCAGACTTTGGGCTTGAGGCGTTCAACGTGGAAGTTGGCGACATTATTGCCTTCACTAACCCTCGCTATGGCTTCAATGAAAAAGAGTTTGAGGTGATCGGCTGGAAGTTCTCATCGAACCAGGACGCTGGTGATCTTCGTGTTAGCCTGACGCTGCAAGAGACATCTGAGGCTGCATTTGATTGGAACGCTGAAGAAGCTGGCATCATAAACAATAATACTAATTTTCCAGACTTCAACACGGTTTCCCTTCCGACTAACTTGACGTTGACCCCTGAAGCACCAATAAACGGTGATGGCTCAACTGCGGGGTATATATTGGTTGAGTGGGATGCTTCACCTGATGCTTTTGTTAACTTTTATGAAGTTCAGTACAAGATTGCCACAGATCCACAATACAGTGGCAGCACGACTGCGCTCACTTCTCACATTATTGCGCCGACTATAAGTAGCACGCTTTATGATGTTAGGGTTCGCGGCGTATCTGGTATTGGGGTCAAGTCTGAGTGGGTTGAGGCTACAGTCACATCTGCGCGAGATCAGATCGCGCCTTCTGCGCCGACTGTCGTTCTGGCATCATCTGGCTATCGTCAGAACATAATCAACTGGACTAACCCAAGTGACTTGGACCTATCCTTTGTGCAGGTTTATGCGAACACAGTAAACAATAGTTCCACTGCTGGCATTATCGGCACAATCAAGGGGACTGAGTTTGTTCACGGTGATTTACCAGAGCAAACGACTCGCTATTATTGGGTCAAGTCCGTTGACACAAGCGGCAATATATCAGGCTTTTCCTCCGTGGTCTCAGAGACAACACTAGCCGATCCGCAGGACGGCACTGATGGCACTGATGGCACTGATGGCTCAAACGGTGACACGGTTGTCACTGGTCGCGTCTATTATCAGACATTGCAGGCTTCTTCACCGTCTACGCCATCTGCAAGCAGCTACAATGTCTCAACTGGTACATTCAGCGGCCTGACTTCTGGCTGGCTTCAAACAGAGCCTTCTGTGGATATAACAGACACATCCGTTCAGGAATGGTCATCGCAGTTTCAGGTTTCGATTGATGGCACGACCAGTGCGCAGACAATCTCATTCACCTCTCCGTCTGGCGCAATTCAGGTCACGGCTGACATCCAGAGTGACAACTATATCGCTGGCTTTTCTGGGTGGAACATTGAGCGCGACACTGGCAATGCTGAGTTCCAGAATGCAACTATCAGGGGTACACTAAATGCTTCAGATATAGGCGCGGGCACACTTAACGCTGATCGGATAAACATTGATGGGGTCACGCTGGACACTAGCGGCGGCGAGTTGATTATCAAAGATAGCGGTGTAAATACCAACCAGCTTGCATCTGCTGGCGTGATTACAAGCACCATCGCTGCAAGGGCCGCAACCGATGCTACCGTTGCAAGTTCAAGCTCCCTTACATTGTCTTCTACTGGCTCGGTCGCGCTTGGATCGTTCAGTACAACTGAAGCAAACCAGTTCATTGTTGTGCAGTCCCAAGCGAACGCTTACGGCACTGGCTCTGGGACGTCATATTCGCTTGCTTTGACAATTGATGGTTCTGCCACATCTATCTTTGTGAACAGCTCTAATGACAACTATGCTACATACGATGACTTGAGGTTTCCTGTGGGCGTCCTTGATCGGCGCGTAGTCAGCAGCTCAGGTTCGCACTCTCTCGGGCTTAGTTATGTCATTCAAAGCGGCAGCACGATTGAATTAAACAATCTTGATGTTGTTATCACTTTGCTGAAGAGGTAAATACTATGTTTGCATTCTACGAAGTAGTCAGCGGGTCAATAATTTCTGTTGTGCAGGCTTCATCTGTGCCTGATGCCCCTAGCGGCTATGGATACGTCGATTATCTGCACGATAAGTCTGACACCTACAAGTATCACGTTGTTGATGGTGCTCTTACGTCAAGGTCACAGTCGGACGTAGATGCGTTGGAAGTAGAGAGGGCAACTAAATTGTTGAAGCGCAAGAGAAATCAAATGCTTGCTTCTTGCGACTGGACCCAGGTTCCTGATGCCCCTGTAGATCAGACAGCATGGGCTACCTACCGCCAAGCCCTGCGCGATCTACCAGCGAACACAGATGATCCAAGAAACCCAGTTTGGCCAATACAGCCTTCCTGATTTACTACTGAGTGCCTTTGTGTTAAATTGCAGAGGCATATGCTAACATAAACTTCGGAGGCCGATCATGGCAACTTTTAATAAGGTGAACGATTTCGTTGCAAACGCCGTTCACAACATGGACTTAGAAAGCGACCAGATCGTTGTAGCTCTGTCCAACACTGCACCAGCTTCAGAGTCAAGCAACCCTGCCACTGATGGCAATGGTGTGCTGGCAAACGTAACTGAGATTACTTATACGAACCTGTCTTCACGCAATGTGACCACATCTTCGTCCACGCAAACTGGTGGCACATACAAGCTAGTCTTGGCGGACATCACGCTGACATCTTCTGGGGGCTCAACAGGTCCATTCCGCTATGTGTATATTTACAATGACACAGTGGCCACACCTGCTGATGCTTTGATCGGCTACTATGATTATGGTTCATCATTGACGCTTAACGATGGCGACAGCCTGACAGTTGATTTCTCCGCTGCTAACGGTGTCCTGCAAATCGCATAAGGTGACTCAATATGGTGACGCTCGCAAATCGAGTTAAAGTTGAGACCTCGACCACAGGCACCGGGACAATAACTCTCGGTGCCTCGGTCGATGGTTATCAGGTATTTTCCGCTGGCGGCGTTTCGGACGGTCAAACTGTCCGTTATACCATTGAAGATGGGTACGCATGGGAGATCGGTACAGGCACTTATACAGCGTCTGGAACGACCCTTAGCCGTACTCTCACAGAGAGTAGCACAGGATCCTTATTAAGCCTCTCAGGTACTGCGATTGTTTTTATTACTGTCGCTAGTAGCGACATTCAGCAACCTCCATCTGAGGGTGCTTTTGTTGATGGAGACAAGACCAAATTAGACGGAATTGAGGCTGGTGCTACATCGGATCAAACCGCAGGCGAGATCAAAACATCCTACGAAAGTAATGCTGATACAAACGCTTTTACAGATGCTGAAAAGACTAAACTTTCTGGCATTGCTACTGGCGCTGAAGTCAACACTGTTGATAGCGTAAACACCCAGACGGGTGCTGTCGTTCTTGATGCAGATGACATCAGCGATGCTGCTACTACTAACAAGTTCACCACGGCTGGTGACATATCTAAGCTGGCGGGTATTGAGGCTGGTGCTGATGTCACTGACACAGTTAACGTCACTGCCGCTGGCGCACTGATGGACAGTGAAGTTACCAACCTTGCTCAAGTAAAGGCTTTTGATAGCTCAGATTACGCAACAGCGGCGCAAGGTACGACTGCTGACAACGCTTTGCCAAAAGCTGGTGGGACTATGACGGGTGCGCTTATAGGCACATCAGCAACCTTCTCAGGCGATGTTACCCTCAATGCCACCACTTCTATCAAGCTGCCAGTGGGAACCACTGCTCAACGCCCTAGCGGCGTTAATGGCATGTTTCGTTATAACTCGACTGACGCGCAGTTTGAAGGATACGCAGATGGAGAGTGGGGAGCTATTGCTGGCGGTGGCGGCGAAGCAGGCGGAGCAATCGTTGTAAACACCACAACGGCTTCTGAAAGCTACACATTTCCAAGCGGCACAAACGGGTTTTCTGTTGGTCCGGTAACAGTTAGCAGCGGTGTGACCGTCACGGTTGCCAGCGGCCAACGCTGGGTCGTGATCTAAGGAGAATACAATGAGTTCTATTTCTGCCGGGACATCTACAGGCACGGCTCTCGTAAACACGGGTGATACCACTGGGACGCTGTTACTCAAGACTAACGGTACAACTACGGCGTTGACGCTTGGTACTGACCAGAGTGCTACATTTGCAGGTGATTTAAAAGCCCTGTCGCTCACTGAAACGCAGGTCAACATTTCAGGCACTACACCGTCCGTTGATTGCTCTGCGGGTAACGTCTTCGTGCTTAGTACCACTGGCAACACTACTTTTACGTTTACTAACCCGCCAGCAAGCGGAACAGGCTATGGTTTTGTACTGAAAGTAACCGCGGGTGGGACTCACACATTGACATACCCTGCGAGTGTAGACTGGGCTGGAGCTACTGCCCCTGATGCTCCTGCAAGCGGTGAGACTGATGTGCTTGGTTTCTTGACCTACGATGGCGGCACAACGTGGTACGGGTTCCTCGCAGGGGACGCAATGGCATGAGCCTGACAAACTTCATAACGCAGTTGGGTGCTGCTGGGGCTGGTGGCGCAGATACTTTTTTCATACGCTACACTCAGCCCTCAAGCTACGCCACTGAAGCAAGGAGTGCAACTTCACTGATCCATAGTGACGGCAACGTGTATGCTGTTTTTGGCTACGAGCAGTCATCAAACGACTACGTTTTTATGATGAAAGTAGCTGGAGATGGTAGCTCTTCTACGCAGCGTAAAGTAACTAACGCTACAGGGAAGAACCCCAGAGTTGGAGCTGTGGTTGAAACAAGTGATGGCAATATCGCTTTTGCTTTTGATAACAAGGGCAGTAATAACATAAAGGCTGGCTCAGGAAACCCCTCCAGTTTTCTGGCTGTTTACAACGTGTCTAGCTCCTTTGCCCCCGTTAATGTGACATTCGGCGGAACATCCTACGAGAACATAAAGTTCAACCAAACCTCAGGCGGAACTAGTAGTCAAAACTGTATTAGAACGCTGCTTGCAGATGGCACGGATTTATATTCCGGGGCAGTGTTTTCTTATGGCGGCAGTTATCTTGAGTCTGGATTTAGTAAGCTCTCGGGCTACACAGGCGGCGGCACTGTTTCGCAAAGCTGGAAACGCAATATAAGATATGATGATGGAGGGTTTAGGTTAGGTCATCCGTGGGGTTTGTCGCTGACTGATAATAAATCCTATCTTGTAACAGCTGGTATTGGATCAACAAGCGCCAATTACTATCAAAACCTTGGGTATGTTGGAACTGCACTCGCCTCTACAGGGGTTGAAGTTGGAAGTTTTTTCTCCGTGTTTGACACTGGCGGTAACGAGTTTCCAAAAGCAGATGGTACAGATCAATATGGTGCAGAGTATCTTGTTAAAGGGTTAGGTCTTGCAAAGATAGGCTCTAACACTTTTGTCAGTGGGTATCGCACTCAATCAGACGAATTGATGCTATACAAAGTTACTGTAAATGAAAGCACAGGCGCACTAACTAGTGTTGCAGTTAAGCGTATTACATCTAGCACAGGTGACTTTAGACCATCCTCTCTTGTGGGTAACGAAGATGGAAATCTTTATGTTGTGGGTTTTCATACAGGAAATAACAAGCCCTATGTTATGCAAATCAACAGTGCTCTGACCTCTGTTTTAGGGGCGTATGAATGGTTTTGCGTAGAACAAACCTCGCACTACGCTGGGGGCGATCAAGGCTACACTTTTTCCATGTCATGCAGTGAAACTGCCGTGGCGATACCGTTTTTTCAGTGGACACAATATAGTTACCGTGGCGGTATGGGGGTTATGAAGCTGCCTGTTGACTTCACCACCATGCCCACCACTACAAATCTCAGCCTTGATAACGGGTTCACATTCCGCTTGCAGGAGGCAGATCACGGTACGGTTACGTTTAACAATGAAACTCCAACCTTTATGACCTGCGAGGATGGGTACACCCAAGACGCTGTGTATGGCTCAAACGACATTACGGTCACGACTGAGAGTACTAATATCAACGACGATACGGCCATTGTGCCAGAATAAGGAGACGCTTAAATGCACGTCAAAACCACAAACGGAAGTGTAGACACATACCCCTACAACGTAGGGCAACTACGCCGTGACAATCCGAATACGTCTTTTCCAAAGCGTATCCCAGACGAGATGCTTGCTGAGTGGGGTGTATACCCTGTAGCTGTGGCAGACATGCCGTCCTTCACAGAGCGGACGCAAACAGTGGCGCAGGATGCTGCACCAACAGGTAGTGGCTCTAGCTGGTCTATTGGCTGGACTGTGTCCGACAAGACGGCAGAGGAAGTTCAGCAGTACGACGACCGTGTCGCTGAGGCCAATCGGGGCACCCGAAACAGTAAGCTGGCTGAAACCGATTACCTCGCGTTGTCTGACGTAACAATGTCTGCGGATATGTCTACCTATCGTCAAACGCTTCGTGATATAACAACTCATGCTAATTGGCCGCATCTAGCTGATGCCGATTGGCCAGTAAAACCGTAAGGAGCGAGACATGGCTGTAACAATCAACGGCACCACAGGCGTCACCACCCCAAGTTTTACTACGTCGGCTAATGGTACGATTGGCACAGAACTGATTGCGACCAGCTATAATGAAACTTATGTGGCACTTTCTGGCACAACGCCAGCGGTTGACTGTGAAGCCGGTAACTTTTTCAGCTTAACAACGAGCGGGAATGCCACGTTTACTTTCACCAACCCGCCCGCCAGCGGTACGGCATTTGGCTTTACAGTCCAGCTCACTGCTGGCGGCACTCACACGATTACTTGGCCTGCGTCTGTAGACTGGGCGGGGGCTACTGCACCTGATGCACCTGCAAGCGGTGAAACAGATATACTCGTTTTCCTCACTCGAGACGGCGGCACAACGTGGTACGGGTTCCTTGGCGGGGACGCAATGGGATGAGCTTAATAACCAAACTTATAACCATTGCTGCTGGGGCTGGACCTAAAGACATAGAATATGTTGGGGGGATTATTGCGTCTGCACCAAATACTTCTACAGACCAAACTGTGTCTTTAACATCATTGACGGGTGGCGTTGGTTCCAGTGCTGAAATCGGTGATTTGGTTGTTGTTTACTACGGCATCGCTACAAATGAGTCTAACGAGAACCTCTCCTTTGTAACAAGCGGTTACACAGAAGTCGCTGATTTATACCAAAAGGATAACTACTCAGGGGAACTTCTTGTGGGCTATAAAGTAATGGGAGCTACCCC